CCAGAATCCATCTCTTGCCACTTCAAGATCTATCGTGTATGCTGTGAATGATATGTGGTGCTTTAATGATGTTATTAAATAATTGCCATAATAATATCTATTATACTTTTCGGGTCTGTTCGAGTCAACGTCTCCGGCCTCTTCAGGAAGCTCTATTTTGATGACCTCACCAACATTTCGTCTAGGATCGCCTGGTATACTCATAGCGAATCTCGTGTAAAACATTTGAGCCAATTTGGCAGTTCTACTCAGCGCATATGATTCCAAATTTAATGAATGTTCTTCTGGATTATAGGATTCTATTCCCAAATTTGTGCTTATTAATTTTCTATGTGCCATCACAGAATCGGCAAGATGGCTATTTTCCGATATAACCCTTTCTGGTTCCAGCTTGTTGAAACTATCCCAATCACGATTTATTTTGAAATCGTATTTGTTAAATTTTCTTAAAACCGAATCGACCGTTATCAATTCTTGGCCATAAAATCCCATATCAAGGAATCTCATCGTGTCGTACCAGCCTACCCAGTCTATAAACTCAATTCGTTTAATATCCTTTTCAACTTCTTTACTATAGTTTTCAGGATTTCTCATATTAGCAATTCTTCTGACATACGTTTCAGTATGTTCCTGCAATAATAGAGAATCCAAACTAACATATCTAAAATCTGTTTTAGTTTCAAAGAATAGATAAGGTGGCATATGACCTTTGCCATTCGTTGAGCCGCTTGGTATTGATCTGGCCGCAAAAAGGTTTATCAATTCATATGGACTTTTATTTCCAATACAAAAGTTATGCTCACCTGATGTTTCTTCTACTATTAGTTTCTTTCTAGATTGCTCTGGTTTTGTGGTATCGGTGATGTAGTTATTAAATACATCTTTGACCATATCAGAATATTTTACGTGCTTCCATCCCTTGAACACTTTATTTTTATATGCATTACAACTCTCTCTGGAAAGCAAGTGAAATGTATATTGTTGTGCTTTAGTTTGAAGTATTGTTCTTCCCGTGACTTTGTAAACGTCAAATTCTAGTATGATAGGATCAAGTTCTTCTGATGGTTTCTCAGGATTTCTTTTTGTAAATATCACACGCAAAACTTCTTCGCCGATAAATGGAAAAAGAGTACACAGATCCATAGCATCCGTCACACTCAATTCTCCTGTCATTGGTGTACCGAAAATGTCCTCATAGATCATTAAATTGCCACGCAAGGCAGAGATATCATAATCTCGTCCGTTGTATGCAATTAGACGCATTTCTTTTAGTACGTAATCTTTTACGTTTACATTATTTTCCATAATTTATTTGAAGATTTTAATCAAATCGTTTATCAATGTGTTTGCTTCCGTTTTATCGATCACCCTTCTTCTACGTTTTATATCATTTTGTAATATTTCCCATTCATAAAAGCTGTATTTTGTTCTGTTTGATTCGGAAAGATTTAACCAGGTAGCATAATCAACTTGAAATACGGCAGGAACTTTTTCAACACTAATTGAATTAGTCTTTTCATTATACACATCTACTTCCTCAAATACTTGCCAATAAGAATGTATATCGGTCAAAATATCAGCACTTTCTAATTGAGATGCCGATGACGGAAAAGGTTGAGAAAACGCCGATTCTATTGTAAACCTTTTATTTGCCAAATCAACAGAAATAATCTTGCGATATTCATCTCTAAATGGATGTTTTATCGTTTGGTTTATTTCTATCGGAGTAGTTTTTTGTATCTGGTAATTAACTATTGTTGAACTGACAGAAGTGTCTATCCACACGTTATTAAGTAGTCCTAATTTTTGAAATATTCTACTAGGATCTGAACTGTTATATTTTTGCTCAAGATATGAATTGAATTCATTAGTATTCATTGGCCAATCATGTATTGGATCTATCATATCATTGGCATAAAAGAATAACCATTCATTCTCAGAATCGCCATAATATTGATCGGACAAAATATCAGGTCTGGAATTTTCAGGAATTCTAACATCATTATATCCAGTAATATTTTGTTTCAGCTTTTCTTGCAAAACGGCCCTACGAAATATATCCGTAACTACTAAACCATCATATTCTATTGTCGGAAAATATTTAAAATGTTTCATTAGTAATTCTGCCTTATATGGTCTTTTGTTAGCATGAAAATTTCTTGGAATTCTATGCTCAAGTCAACTTGAACAGGTGCACCGGTTCCTATAAAAAATGAGGCCTGACCCGGACCATATCTTGCGGTCAAGTTTGTTATAACACAAGGACCAAAGTTAAACATAAATGCATTACTTTTGCCTGTGCTATAAAATCTTAAAATCATTTCGTCAGGATATTCAAATGTTGTTCCTAGTGCAACCCCTTCGCCTCCTACTCCTGAATGTGATGCTTCTTTTAATCGTTTTATTAAATTATGTATTGCTCCACTTTCTTCGGGAGATCTTGCAAAAAGTTGCCATTCTATTGAAATTGTTCTAAAATCGTGCGATTGATATAATAGTGCTTTGTGTGGATTTACTATTGATCTACTACCCCTTTGTCTAACATTACCAAATACGGTAGCATCGATTGCTCTTATGCCAGAGGCGACATTGGAAGCACCTTGTGAGGCGTTTGATGAAATTTGTCCCAGTCCTCCCATTATTTCCGTAGCCGCACCTGCCATCCCACCTAGCGCATCGTCTTGCCACCTTGCACTATATCTAGCTTGAATATCCGGTGGCATATAAAGTGCTATCGTATCCGTAAGCTCAGGTCTATTAGAATTACCTATTATATCAATTTCAATTCTCGATGAATTTTTTGTTCCATTAGAACCTTCATTATCTAATAAATCAAAAGGAAAAACAAATTTTTGTACATCGCCCTTTCTCGGCAAGTTTGATGATTTGAAAATATCAAAACCTAAGCCTATTGTTAGTAGGTTTTCGCCGGCGGTGACCATCTCTCTAAATGCAGTTAGTCCTGATTCTGTGTTGGATGCTATCCAAGTAAAGGCAGACTCTAGATTGGTGAGGTTCAGTTTATCAAATTCAGCCTGTGGTATAACAGATCTTATTTGTGAGAATACTGCATCCTGCATTGCAGATTCTGAACCATTTGCTCTAGCTCTGGCAACAAGATCCGCAATTTGTTGTTGTGTGCTTTGTGTGTTATCTGGCATATAATCTAAATATGTTTATGAAATACTATCAAGGACAATTTAATCCCAGAAATAAGCAAAAGTACGTTGGCAACGTAAATGCCATATATTATAGATCCTCTCTAGAACTTAGAGTATTTATATGGTGTGATAGAAATTCTTCCATCACAAAATGGACATCAGAAGAAGTTGTCATACCCTATAAATGTCCAATAGATAATAACATGCATAGATATTTTGTAGATTTATTGATCGAATTTAAAAATAATGAAAAAATGTTGGTTGAAATAAAACCAGAAAGATTTACAAAACCTCCAAAAAAAGGAAAAAGTGATAAAAGATATTTAAAGGAAACTATTGAATATGCGAGAAATATGGCAAAATGGGAACAAGCATCAGAGTTTGCAAAGAAGAATAATATAGAGTTTGCAGTATGGACGGAAAAGACGATCAAACAACTGGGATTATAGAAGACTATAGTGACATATTACAAAAACTAGAACAAGTTTGGGATATGTATTCAAATAAAACCAAACGACATGAAACAAATAAACTGAAAGAATTGAATTGGTTTGAGGAGATGTATAATGAACCAATAAAATATGACAACCTAAAAGTTGTATTTTATGGCGAATTATATATGTTCAACTATATGGCAGAAACTACACAAGAATATGACAGACAACCATTGGTCATAAGTATCTTTCCAAAAGATAGAGAAGGATTTCACGGTATAAATTTGCATTATGTTGCACCAAGACTAAGAGCGTCCTATTTGTATAATTTCATAAAAAATGAAATGGAAAATAGAACAAGCATTAGAACTAGTCCACCGACCGTGAAAAGAATTAAAAGATGGGATATGTTAAGGACATATAAACACTGCATAAAGCACTATAAATATGAAAGGGTTCGTGGTAGTCTTAAACAATTACCAAAACAATACTGGCCATTTGTACCGTTTTTACCTTTTGAAAAATTTATAAATGTGGCGAAAACAAAGGTATGGCTAGAAGGTTCAAAAAAACAAGAGTAACAAATGTCACTAAGAACGCCAAGTCTAACAAATTTTTTAAGTTCAGTCGGAAAAGGCTTTCAGAGGCCTTGGAGATATTATGTACTATTTGATCTTCCATATGGACTCACCAAAGATCAAGGCTCACTCAGAGAGGTTTCAAATTTAGTACCAGCATTAGCATCAAAGGTTGAATTACCTGGCAGAGAAATAGAAACGGTAGAATGGAAACATCAAGGCAAATTGAGAAATATGCCAGTTTATGCCAAATGGCCTTCTATACAAATTACATTCTTATGTGATGAGGAGATGAAGATTAAAAAAATGCTAGATGCATGGCAAAATTTTGTCATAGACCCAAATAGCTATTATGTAAATTATTACGATGAATATGGAAGACAAGGATGTACAGTCGCAAGTTTAGATTCGGCTGGCTTGCCAACTTACTGCGTAAGAATAAATGAATTTTGGCCTAGAAGAGTTGATCCAGTAATATTGACCAGTGATGGTGGACAATCTGTAGCAACGGTAGAAGCAGAATTTGTTATGAAAGATTGGCACAATTCCGATAGTATAGGATTACAACCAAATTCTAGTGGCGCTGATGATATATTTTCAAAATTAAGAATAGATCCAAAATCTTATATAGATTATCTATTACAAAACGTTACAGACCCTAACGATAGAAGTAGTATATTGAGTTTAAATGACACCCTAAATAAAAGACTAACTTCGGACTTTAATCACTTAAAAGGTTTCGTCTTTGATCCGCTTGCATCTCTGTATTCAGTAACACAATTACTAGCAGGAAAAAAATTGTCACAAATTTAATTAAAATCATTTGAATGGAGAATACAATGTTTAAACAATTACAATTGCCAGTACATGAAATAGAATTGCCAGTTACAAAACAAAAAGTAAGAATCAGACCCTTTACGGTAAAGGAAAACAAAATATTATTGATGGCGCTAGAGACAGAAAGTGTCGATCAAATGATTATAGCAACAAAACAAATAGTATCAAATTGTATAGTGCATCCAGAATTAGATGTAGACAAAATGGCATTCTACGATCTGGAGTTTATTCTATTAAACATAAGAGCCGCATCAATATCGGAAATTTTGACCCTAAATCTATCACCAACAGACAGACCAGATTGCGATGAGTGCAAAAAATCAAAATCGATAGAAGTTAATTTAAACTCAGTAAAAGTTTTTATACCGGAAAATTATAATAAAAAAATAAAACTAGATTGTGGGCTGACGGTTTGCATGAAAGACCCCACCTATGAAACCATTTCAAAGTTTAAAGAATTAAACTCACCGGATGTTGAATCGGTTTTTAATTTTGTCTCGGAGTGCATAAAAACTATATCAGACGAACAAACAGTCTATGATATAGAAGCAATGGAGGTATCAAAAGAAGAAGTATTAAAATTCATAGAGTCTTTACCAATAAAAGATTTTAATAAAATAGAAAAATTCTTTGAAGATTTACCAAGACTTGAGCACGTTGTATCTTGGGAGTGTTCTTCCTGTCAAACCAAAAGAAACTATGAAATGAGAGGTATAGAATCTTTTTTAGAATAATGCTGGGTCATGAGTCACTATTTTCTCATTACCAAAATAATTTTTCCATGATTCAGCATCATAAATACTCATTAAGAGAAATCGAAGAAATGATTCCCTTAGAAAGAGAAATCTACATTGCATTATTAAATGATTGGATAGAACAAGAAAATGAAAGAATAAAGAAAGCTATGAAATAAAATTCTATGAAAGATAAAGCCACTAAAACAAAAAATAAAGGTTTGGTTGCATCTGCAATAGAAAGACAAGGACTTAAACCCAATAAACCACACAATAAAGAAATAGTGGCATTAGGGGGTGCACCTAGATTCGAGGAAGATATCGAAGACAAAACGGATACAAAAATTGATGAAAGCTCTGTAGAAATTAGTGATACGTGGAGAAATAGAAGAAGAATGGCATATTTTTCTTTATTTTCTATTATGCTTGTAACTTATTGGGCACTTTTTGTCGTGCCCGAATCGAGATTGAAAATTTTAGGAGAAGTTATAACTTGGTTTTATTTCGTTATGGCATCTGTGGTCGGTGGATACGTAGGATTCTCTGCATTTGAGAAAAAATGGAATTCAAATTCAAAGAATAAGTAAGGCACTAAGATGGAAGGCTCTTTATCACCGATAATTTACAAAGCACAAACTCACGATGGACCCAAAACCATCGAATTAAAGAGATCTGACAAAAACAAGTGGACTGTAGAAGGAGAGGAGAATGCCGAAACCTCCACATCAACAGTATTGCCCCATTTGATGTCAGAAAGAAATCAAGCTAAAAATAATAATTTAAAATCTCAAAAAAATCCGTATGGTCAATTAACCTTAGCAGGTATGGGAGGTGCACTAAAGTCCATTTCGCCTGCATTTGCACTAGGACTTGCATCTTTTGGACCAAATACTCAAAAATTAATGGCATTGGCGGCCGCCGGCTACGGAGTGTATAAGGAGGCAAAACAAGGCTCAAACGAAAGAAGAGAAAAATATAGAGAATGGGCAGAAAATCAAAATGACGTAAATCTACAAAGAATGAAGCCTCCTGTATTTGCCGATGTTAATGCAGCGGGTGCATATGGAGCACAAGCAGATACCGAGACTGGTAAACAAATTGTAAAACAACTACAAATTTCAAATAACTTACAAAGAGAATACTTAGATTTTCTATATGATCAAAGAGAAGCTGGTACAAAACCAGAAAGTTCCGCATTTAAAGAAAAAATTAAAAATAAAGAAGATCAAACCGATAAAATTCAAGAACAAAGTCAATCGTTTTTTGGTAAAATAAAAGATTTTATATTTGGAATAGGTTCAGCAACTGCGGCGTTATCTTTATTTCCAAAATCTATTAAAAAAATCATTTCAGCTATAACATCAATAGTTGGGGGTTTGGCTGGTGGGAAGGTCGTAAAATCAATCGCAAAGGTGGCCACAAAGGCCGCTAAATCGGTAAGTAGTGTCGCAAAGGTTGCAACAAGTGCTATCACAAAAGGTATAGCAAAAACTGGTGCTGGAAAAATTATATCAAAGTCTGCAAAATCTGCGTTTGAAAAAATAGCACCAAAAGTTATTGGTAAAAATGTTGGTAAATCTGCATTGAAAAAAATACCAATAGCGGGTGCCATAGCCGGCGGACTGTTTGCAATACAAAGAGCCTTTGAGGGCGACTGGACTGGAGCCGGAATGGAAATAGCATCCGGTGCGGCCAGCACCATACCTGGTCTTGGAACCGCAGCATCTGTAGGAATAGATCTTGCATTGGCGGCAAGGGATGTATCACAAGAAGGCGATGGTATTAGTGTATCATCCGAATCTGCTACAAACGTAATGCCTGCACCACAACCGGCCCCCATGCCAAGATCTAATGTAATGAATCGTCGCAGTAGTATCAGAACATCAGGCGGTGTTGCCGGTATGATACCTCCTGCGCCGATACCGGCACCAAAGACAAAAGGCAAACTTGAGCCTGAGATGCAAGCAATGCTAACCGGCGTTGCCGAAAAACACGGAATAGATCCTGCGGCCTTTATTGCAATGGCGGGACACGAATCTGGATTTAACCCTAGTGCGGTCAGTCCAACCGGTGCTATGGGACTGTTTCAGTTTACAAAAGGAACTGGAAGACAGTATGCAGAAAAATTAGGATTCGGTGGAGATTTAAATGAAATAAGAATGGACCCTGTGAAAAATGCGGAAATGGCAGCCGCATTATATAAAGATAATTTGAAATCTATGCAAGGTGTGATGAAGGAAAGCGGATTTACGGACGAAGCAACGGCCGCATATCTTGCACACAACCTAGGTGCAGGAGGAGCTAAGTCATTATTGAGACAATATGGAGCAAATCCGAATGCACCTCTGCAATTGACCAGAGATATGGCTTTAAATCCTGCCAATTTTAGAGGAGTGGCAACACCTGCCCAGGCACTTCAAAGATTATCTAACGTTGCAGGCAGTTCTTCCGCCGAGGCTTATAGGCAAAAATATCAAATTGGTCAAATGAGTGTGTCACCATCTGTTCAAAATATGTCCGTTGAACCATCGGTACCCTCTATGTCACGAGCACTTGCAAGCAATTCTGCTCAGAATGCAGGATTGCAAACCTCTATGAATGCAAGAACCACACAATCATCACCAGTTATTATGAATAATATGTCGAGTGGAGGAGGAAATGGTGGCGCCTCGACACCACCAAGGGGTAATATTAAACCAAGACCAGAAGAGCCATATTTTTATGAATTGCAGAAAAAGGCATTATTAAGTTCCGTTTCCTAAAACGTAGAATCGATATCTCTGAGACAGTTCATCGTTTTTGATATGTTATTGAAGTTTCCTGATATGTGTAGTTTATACATGTTCAGTCCATCAATCTTTTTTAGAAATTCACTACTACAGTATACTTGTGAATTACAGCATACGGACAAAGAACTATTCGTCCTTCTGGTGCCTTTCTCACTAGATTCATATTTGCCCCATACCCTGTGCGATGTATAGTTTTGTTTGAATTCTGGATTACCAAACTCAAACAACTTTTGATCGTTTGGTTCAGTCTTTTTAGGTGACGAGAAGATTACAAGGACCAGAACAGTTAAGGCAATTGAAACAAAGACAGGAAACGAAAATACAAAATACCAAAACAAACGATCTTTTTTCATTTTTTTCTCCATCATATTAATGTGGGTGGTAACACCACCCACACATCAGTATAGTTAAACGCCGTCAACTTTACTCATCAATTGATTTAGAAATTCAAATTCATCACTTTCATCAGTCGTGGAAGCAAATGGACTTGGCGAATCATCCTCATCTTCTTCAGTAAAGACAGGCGCTACAGGTTTATTTGGTATGACAGCATTTTCTGGCGCTCTCTTACCATCAGAACCGGTCACTCTCAAGAATCTTGCTTCAAGTTCCTCATAGGTCTTGAATTGATCTGGAGCAACGATAGCTTGTAAACTATGACATCTAGACCATAATTCATCATAGTCTGAATCTGAACCATTGTCAATAACTTCCGAAGGTTCATCCCATTCACAAGTATCAAAATTAGCATAACCAGAAACCTTTCTTATGTCAAGAACAAAGTTTCTGCCACTCCAAAAGTCAAATGGATCTGTTGGCTTTTTTGGCTTTAATCCAGTTTGTGGTGGTAAGATTAGTGAGCTAACCTTCTCGAATATCTTAATGCCGTACTTGAATAAGAACACTTGACCATTGTTCTCAGGCTTCGCAGGATCGTTTATCACTAGAACATTTGACACATAATGCAGTCTTCGCTTGCGTTCTCTCACCGTGCGTCTTTCTGGAGAATTATCATCAGAAGTGGCATTCCACAACTTTCCATTTGATTCAGCCACCGGGTCTTTTGCGCCCAAGGTAGTTAAAGATCTTTCGATATACCAGCCGCCTGGACCTTTAAATGCGTGATCCCAATACTTAACGAATGGAGCATTTTCACCCTTTGGTGCTGGCAGAAATCGAATAATCGCTGAACCATTTCCAGCCTTATCTAGCGTTGCCTTCCAATACTTATTATCTTCAGTTGAATTATCTTTGCCTTTAGAAAGATCTTCTAATTGCTTCTGCAAAGATTCTAAATTAGATTTATGACTTGATCTGAGATCAGATATTGATTTTGCCATTTTATTATTCCCTTTTATTATTATTAAACTTATCCACAGAACACATATTAATGATGACATCTTTATACATTGATTGCTTTTTGATGTCAACAAATTTTTCGTACTTTGTCCAGATTTTTAAAGATTCACACAAAACTATATCATCATAGTATTTTGACCAAATTTGAAAAATATTCAAAAGTTTGTGTAGAATTATTAAGGTTTCTAATTTAATCTCGCCTTTTCTGGTCATTCTATACACCACGGGCAATTCTTCCGAGTTTGGTGATAGCATACTATTGAAATCGCCAGTCTGTATTATGTTATGCATGTCATTCTTAAAGTTGTATGACAATGCAGACAGATCTTTTATCTTATTATGATAATTTTCTTCACTACCGCTTTCAAGTAAATTGTTTAGCCATATGTTTGGATTTTTTATTAGATTTGATATGCATAACCATTTGTACGATTCTATATCATATCTTTTCATTAATGCAAAACAGGTCAACTCATTATTTTTCATGTAAGTCTTAGAGATCTTACAATTGCCAGAATATTTAAAATAATCGTACTTCGTGGTGAAATGTTTCTGTAAAGCTCTAAACATTACATAATAATTTTCAACTTTGCTCATCAGAATAATTTTTTTGAATTCTTTTTTGTTTTGGTTCTAATTAGATTTAATTGAATGGCTTCTTGTTTTAATGAGAAGCTAATGTTTGGTGTGATTAGTTTTTTGATCACGGTATGATCGACATCATATTCATTGGTAAATTCCATAATAGCCTCAAGATATGTCAAGCCGGTTTGAACCTTAGCTTCGACCATCATCGAAAACTTCTCTGGCGTTAATATTTTAACTTGATTTGTGGCCGTATCTAAACACTCCATTTGCTTTTTTCTCGCCATCAGAATTTGTCCATAGTCAAATATTATACTAAACCGTATCGAGAAAAAAGTCAAATAAAATGTTCATTATTTTTTAAATATGTTACTTTTTGAACATATTTTTTGCTACCGTCTTATAATGCTCTTTGATCTTTGCTACGATCTTTTCGGCCATAACCTTCTTGAAAGATTCTTCGGCTTTTACGGCATCATTATTTTTGACGGACTTTAATAATTCTTTTAGTGCATCTTTACTCGACATGTTTAGCTTCCTATAAATTGAGCATTTATGTTGTGGTATATATATTCAATCTTTTTATGTAAATCATCCACACTCGAATCATTATTTATAATGTGATTCCATTCGCCGAAATCGGATAAAGCCAATTCGGATTCATTTTGTGCTCCAGGTAGCGGCGCATCATCTAGTTCTGGTCTATCTATTCTTATAGTAACTATTCTTGCATTACAATCTTCAAGTGACTTTTTGGTGTAATAATATTCGTTTGGATATCTAAAATCTGTTATTACAACTTTATTGAGCCCTGAATTTTTGACTTCTTCACAAACCTGTCTAACCCAAATATGTGGATCTCTATTTCTTTGCTCTCTGCCAAAATCTTGCAATATTTGTCTAGGCGTAAGATTGTATCTTGTATCAACCACGGATTTAAGTTCTGTGCTCAACTGTTCCCAAGACATATTGTACAATTTGCCAACGTGGTGTCTAAGCGCATCGGCAAATGCAAATCTCTTAAATCCGTGCTTCTCTATCAAATGTAATGCAGCAGTATCTTTGCCACGATACATTCTGTGACCAAACATAATCACCAACATAATAAACTCCAATATGATAAATGACAGGTGATTATAATACACCTAGTCGCATTTTTGCAAGTAAATATTTCTTTACAAAGCCTGATCTTACGATATCATCTATTGTAAATTTTACACAACCAAACTCTTCCATATCATGTACAATAGATATCAGTTCATTAATACCAGTTTCCATCTTTTTATGCATTTGCAAATCATTTTGTGCAGTGTCACCACATAATATCAATCTTGTGTTTTTACCAACTCGTGTCAACAGAGAATCTATTTCATGAAATGTACAGTTTTGTGCTTCATCTAATATTATGATTGCATCGTCTATGTTTAAACCTCTTATGTAAGAAGTTGACATAAACTCATAATATCCCTTTGTTTTCAGTATATCGTAGGTGTCGGCTCTTAGTGTCATGTGTTTAAAAATATCTCTATATGGCATTTCATACAGAGCCATTTTTTCTGCTAATGAACCAGGAAGAAATCCCTGATCTCTAGTAGTAACGGCACTTCTGACGATATAAATTTTGTTCACGGTTCCAGCTTTTAATTCTTTTAGTGCAAAATAAATTGCCAAAAAAGTTTTACCGGACCCTGCGGCACCAAATAATAACAAATTTTTATCATTTGACCAATGTTCAAATGCTAATTTTTGATTTTCTGTTATTGGCTCTATGAACTTTAAATCGTACATGCGCCTCAATAATTTTTTTTGTCGTCTTCTCTTATCTTCTATTTTAATTGATCTATCTTCAATTTCAGCATTTTCAATATTTTCAAATTCAGATAAATCAATATCTTCTAGGTTGTACTTTAGGTAGTTATTATCGTTTTTCATTTATACTTGAATGTTTGCCTTTGGACCTAGCCTCTTCTTCATTTCCTGCATTCTTTCAGTAAATGCTCCATGAGGCTTTTTTACACCGATACGAATTGGATCTGCTATTAGTGGCGAACCCACGATAAGCAGTATTGATTGTTCTGTGTTACATTGAGGGCAAGGAGACAAAGTAGGTAGATTGCGGTCATCGATTTTTAAAACCTCCTCGAAAGTGTGTAGGCATTGTTGACATTGATAATCGTATGTTGGCATACAATGTATCTCCATTTATTTATTAAAATTCGAGACTTTCATTTCAACTTTTTTTCTTAATAGTATTAAATACTATTCTTGTAAACTTAATTTAACTATAACACACTATTGATTTCTAATCAAGTGTAGTTGTTGTTTATATAAATTTATTTGTTCTTGTGAAGTCGTATAATACTTAGGTTCGCAAAGATTCCATACTAAACCTTTATGATTATGCTTTAATAATTGAGGGTCAAGTTTATGTTGAAAATAATGTTGCAATTCATGTCTATACACCTTTGCTATATCATAATTTTCCACAAGAAATATTGTTTCGGTTTCAGGATGATATAATCCTACTATGGATAAGAAGCCCATATTACCGATTCTTATCGGACTAAAATTCATGTAATTTTCTTCACTGAAGAATACATCAGGTGAGCCATGTGGAAGCACAAAACATCTAGGTGGTGTTGAAACACTATCCGGTAATGTTTTGTTGTATTCCGATACAAATGCTAAATTTGAACAAGATTTGGCCTTATCAAATTGCTGCATTTCATTTATGTACTCAGCACATGGTCTAACTTCCGACCATCTAGTTTTACTGAAAATTTCGTGTATGACAGGATTTCTTTTTATAGCGTCTGTTGCAACTCCAGAATTGGGCAATGGTTCGCTTAAATCAATGAACAGTGAAAAGCAGTAAAACGTAAAATGAAAGGTCAGCAAAAACAAAGACAAATGAAAAACAAATTTAGAAACCGACCTTAGAATATTTTTCTTCGACATAAAATCCTAAAAAAAGGTATCAGGAAAAACTGATTGTAATTCCTTTTTCGTTAAACCCAAGTCAAGATTTTTGTCTTTTACACTGACTAATATTGTTGCATCTCTAGTATTCAATTTGCCCAAAATTTTTAAAAAATTCATTTCTCTTTTAACTTTGGTCATGTGAGTATTAGCAGACAAAAAATTCTTGTACTCTTTATATATAGTCGAAAGATTGGCAGGCGCCTCTTCATGTGGCCACGACTTTATGGAACCTTCTGGTACACCTTCGGCCAAATCGTGCTTAACAATCGGATTTGCATCAAATTGAAGCCTCAGTAATGTTCTTAATGCAAGTGTATCATGTTCTTTGAGAAGTTTCTTTTTGTCTGCCTTTTTGATTTCTTTCCTTACCGCATCTATCACATCACCCACAGTTCTTATTTTAGAAGTCATTGATATCCTCCAATAACAAATTTAATTGATTCTCGACAAAATATGGAAATAATTTATTCCTACTAGGTATTATGTATGACGAATAATTTTGTCTAACCTTATCCTTTATATCTTCTGGTATTTTTGTAAGATCAATTATTTGTTCATTTCTTTTAAAGTTTCTAAACATTATATCATCACAAAATGTTTTTGGATCAGACTTGAGCCAAGTTGCAAGTTTCTCTTTGCGAATTGGTTTCTGACTTTTATCGGAAACAAATGTGTC